GGACCCAGCAGGAAAGGCGGCCGCCGCGGTGCTGGCGGACCTGCGTCACGCCCGCCGCCACGAACCGGTCGCCCTCGAAAATTCCGACGAGCTGGGCCTCGCCCGCGGCGCACGAGGCGAGCAGACCGGCCACGGTGAGATCGCAGCGGGGCAGGGCGCAGGCGGCGCCCAGACATGCCTCGACGCGCTCGGCGAGGTCAGGCGCAAGCGGCATCGACAGGGGCTGGAGGCGCATTCAGGACCGGCGCATCTCGAAGCGGAAGGTCCGATCCGTGGCCGGGTTGAGGTCGTGCCCAACGGTGAAGCTGCCACGGTCGGCCGAGACGAGCCACACCGTCGCCTTCGACGCGGATTCCGTGACGGGGACCCAGCGCGGCAGGGCGCCGAGGCTGCAATTCTCGCAGGGCACCTTCGTGCGCGAGACGCCGTTGGCCAGGGTGAAGGTGTCCGCCGAGATCGCGTTCGTGGCGCCGCGCGCGAGGTCGTCGATCGCGCGGCTGAAGAGCGACAGGTCCTTCTCGTTCCGGCCGGGGACGTTCATCGCGAGCCCTCCGCGGTCGCGTCCGGCTCGATGGCCGAGACGTAGGACCAGGTCGTGCCGGCCGGGATCCGCACCCGGGCGCGGTGGTAGCGGCCCGAGGCGCGGGTTGGCGCGATCCGCTCCACCGTCGGCGCCGTCTCAGGCAGCCAGCGTGGCGGCGCCGACGCGGCGAGGCTCTCGCGGACGCCGATGGCCACGCGCCAGTCGTCGGCATCCGTGTCCACCCGGGCCCCGCGCAGGAAGGCCCGGTTCGGCCGCGCCAGCATGGCGTCGGGGGTCTGCACCACCGCCTCCAGCGGCGCCCCGTCGAGCACGGCCAGCCGGTTGTCGGTCGTCATCACCGCGAGCAGCGTCGCGCCGCCCTGGTACATCGGATCGTCGAGCGAGGGCTGGGCCGGGTCGTCGATCGAGCCCTCGATGCTGTCAATCGAGACATCGGGCGTGGCCGCCGACATGCCGAAGCGGATCGGGGTGTTCAGGAACGACCAGCGGTCGAGGAGCCAGTCGTACAGCAGCGCCTCGCCCAGCAGGGACGGGTCGGCCGCGTCGGTGCCGGCGAGCCGGTAGGCGAACAGGATCCGCTCGCCGGTCGGGTCCCGGAACGCCACCGTCATGCCGACACGCTCCGGATCGACGCGACCGGCGAAGAAGCGGTTCACCCGCTCCGCGCCGATCGGCGTGGACGGGCCGCCGCCGATCACCAGGGCGTAGAACCCGTCACGGTCGAGGAAGAAGATGCGCGGGCCGACCTTGGCGATGCACCAGGGCGCCACGGCACCGCGGTTTTCCTCCAGCACGGAGCAGTCGAACACGGTCCCGGAACTCGGGCTCAGCGTCATGCGCCGGATCGCCCGCTCCTGGAAGATCACGCCATACTCGCCGCCCGCGAAGCCGGTCACGGCGCCGCCGTCGGGGAGCTGCTGCTCATCACCCTCCTGGTCGAGCTGGCCAAGCGGCCACTGCTCGATGTTGCCGCTGTTCGACCAGCGCACCGTCTGTGGCGTGTCGGGCAAGCCTGCCAACACGAGGAAATCGCCGACCACGCCCATGTGCCGGGCCCGGGGCGGGTTGCCGCCCAGATCCTCGAACGCCTTGCCGGCCTGCACCTGGTCGATCACGACCTTCTGCACCGGGGTGCCGGCCGAGCAGGCGAGCAGCAGGGTGCCGTAGACCACGAACGACCAGTAATCGCCCGGCGGCACGCTGTAGGAGCGCGCCGTGTTGGTCACCGGCAGCCACGCCTTGTCCGTGGTCCGGTAGACGTAGAGGCCAGTGTTCGTCCCGGCGACGTAGATCGGAAAATTGTAGGTCGGGGAGAACACCGCGATCGCGCCGCGGCACTCCGCCGGCAGAGCCAGCGAGAGCGGCACCGGCGCCAGGACCGGGCCGTAGCCGTCCGAGCGGGGCACCACGTTGGTCGCGACCGCGGAGACCCCTGCGTCGACCGAGGCGGTATCGGGCGCGAACGGCGCCAGCTTGATGGAGTCGGTCACGGATCAGTTCGGCGTGTCGCGGGCGGTGGCTTCGGCCTGGTCCTCGGCCGTGCGACGCGGGCGGCCGCCGGTCTTCTGCGAGTCGCCCTGGCCCATCAGGGCATTCAGGAACGCCATGCCGTCCGCGAGCCACTTCTGGTTCCGCGCCTCATCCTTCTGGAACCGGTAGGCCTCAGCCATGACCCCGTAGAGGTACAGCTCCGGGGCCTTGGTCAGGAGCCAGTTCGTCGGCTTGTCGGTCGAGAGCGGCGGGATCTGCCGGTAGTAGGTCAGGCTCACCGCGCCGGGCAGGAGCGAGCGCGTCTGCACCTGGTCGCCCAGCACAGAGAAGTATTGCGGGTCGCCGCCGGGCCGGTACCGGTGCCGGAACTCCGGGCTGTCCGGCTCGACGTAGCGGAGCATCTGCACCCGCTTCGCGTCGGCCGAGGTCCACTGCGCCGCGATCCATTCCAGATAGTCGTCCGGGATGGTGTAGCCCGGCGCGGCCGCCGCGAGCGGGGCCGTCGCCATCATCTCCCGGGTGCGCAGCTGCCGGTTCAGCCAGGCCTCCGTGACGCGCACGAAGTAGGGCAGGAACTCGGTCAGGTCGGTCCGCGCGAGGTAGTTCTCGAACGCGGCCGACAGGCTCGGGTAATCGGTGATCGGGTCGGCCATGGCTGCCTCAGGGCGTGGGCTCGACGGTGCGCATGCGGGAGCGACCCCAGCGTGCGTCACGATCAAGCGCGGTCAGGTCGGCCAGCCCCGCCTCCAGCAGGGCGCGCCACGTGGCGATCCGAGCGTCCCGGCGCAGGAACGGCTCGGCCTCCAGCAGGGCGGCGTAGAGGTAGAGATCCGGGTGCTTCGCCAGCAGCCAGTTCGACGGGAAGGCATCCGACAGGGGCGGGATGCCCTGGCGGTAGACCAGCACCACCGAACCGAACTGCGGGGCGACCCGGATGAACGGGTTGTCGAGGCCGAACAGCCACGGGTCGGTGCTGTCGACGATGTCTTCCAGTGGTATCGAGCCGAGGATGGTGAAGGTGCCCGCCGCGACGCCGTGCCGACCGCCGTGCCGACCGCCGTACCAAGCCGGCTCGCGGCTGGCCGAGGCGAAGGCGTGCGGCGGGACGTAATCCAGCACCTCACCGCACGGTCCGCTCACCGAGCGCCATGACCGGAAGTCGCTCGGCAGCGGCGAGGCGCCGTCGACGAGCGGCAGCGCCAGAGTGGTCTCGTTGTCCGCAAGGTTCAGCCGCCGGTCGAGGCGCACCTCGGCCAAGCGGATGAAGGTCGGGATCCGCGAGCGCAGATCGGCGCGCTCGAGGTAGTCCTCCAGCGTGCCGGTGAGGTCGTCGAGATCGTCGAAGCCGGCCATCGGATCAGATCCGGCCCATGCGGGTGCGGAAGCGGGCGTGATCCCCGTCGTTCAGCCACCGGGTCAGGTAGGCGTCGTCCCGCTGCACGATCGCCTGGGCGAGACGGTTCGACCAGATGTGCATCGGGACCCGCGCGACGAGCGCCATGTCGCCGTAGGGCCGGTTCAGGCTCTCGACCTGGAGCGCGGCGTTCTCGGCGAGGATGTCGTCGACCGGCATCACCTCGCGGATGCGCATCTTGCCGCCCTCGTCGAGCGCCCAGACCTGCTTGCCGGTGATCGGGTCGTGGTCGATGAGGCACCAGTCCCCATCGAACACGAGATCGGATTCCACCACGACGGCGG